CGATATTTATACCTGCATCAAGTGGGAAGGTGATCGGGTCGAGTGGTTCCAAGAGATCAATAAGCAAGAGATTGAAGGGACCAGGGGATCATCCAAGAAATCAGTATCGCCTTGGCTTCCACTCAGGATGGCAAGCTATCAAGCAAGCAGCTATGGCCCTGGTTATGTGGAGTCAGCTGCTATTGCTGATTTACAAACAGCGGAGGCATTGTCTCAAGCCGTTACTGAATGTGCACTGGTTAGTGCTCAGGTAAAGCACCTTGTAAAGCCAGCTGGTGTAGTCAATGCCAAGAGTTTGGCGGAGGCCCCAAACGGGGCTTATTTGCCAGGAAATCCAGAGGACGTATTTACTGTGCGTACTGACAAAGGTTCGGACGTGGCTGTTGCTTATCAAGCATTACAGCGAATTGAACAACGTCTGGCATCAACATTCATGCTGGCTGAAATGCGTGACGCTGAGCGCGTCACAGCCGAAGAAGCGCGAATTACAGCCATGCAGGTGGAATCCAGCTTGGCAAACGTCTATGCAATTTTGACCAGTGAATTCCAAGCCCCATACATCAGACGACGCCTTGATCTCTACATGCGAAAAGGGGGAATGGAGAAGCTCCCCGAAGGTCTCGTTCAGCCAATGGTCAGCGTTGGTTTGGCTGGTGTCGGGCGCGGTAATGATCTTGAGAAGACGGCTCGGTTTATCAACATCCTCCAGCAATCAATAGGCCCTGAGGGTATGGCTCAATACCTGAATAACAGTGAGCTGATTAAGCGGTTGGCAAGTTCAATGGGTATAAGTCCGTTAGGCTTGGTGAAGTCAGAGCAGCAAATTGCAGCTGAAATGCAACAAGCTCAGCAGCAAGCAATGCAGCAACAACTGATGGCTAATCCTCAGGGAGTCGCAGCAGCTGCTCAGACCGTCCAAGAAATGAACACACCACCTGAAGAAAATGGCTGACCTGATTCCACAGCAAGCAATTCCCGTTGGTTTTGATCCACAGTTTGAAGGCGCAGAGGGGATGATTGCCCCTGGCCAGGAAGAGCTGGCCAAACAGCTGATGGGCGAACCTGAGGGAGGGATTCCTGCTGTCCAGGCAGATCCTGGTGAGGATTTGATTGGCGGCAAGTTCCGTTCACAGGATGACCTGCTGAAGGCGTATCAGGAGCTAGAAAAAAAGCAGAGCCAGGCGTCCGGTCCTAACTCTGCTGAGCCCTCGCAACCTCAGGCTTACACAGCTGAGCAGGCTGTCCAGGTCTACGGCGACGACATCGTGAATGCTGTCGGAGAGGCCGGACTAAACATGGCTGATTTGATGTGGCAGGCCGATAACGGCGGTGACATCAGCCAGCATTACGACGCACTGGCGGAAGCCGTTGGCGTTCCCCGTCAGGTTGTCGAGAACTACGTCTCCAAGGCTCAGGCAGGTGATGGCGAGCAAGTTGAATTAAGCGATGCCGATCAGACGGAGATCGTCAATGAGATTGGCGGGTGGGATGAGTTCAACCGATTGAGTCAATGGGCCAAGGACGGCGGTGGCCTGACTCAGGCAGAGCTGGATGATTACAACGCTGTTGCCAATAGCGGCAATAAAGCTGCAGTGCGCTGGGCGTTGAAAGCGATCCAGGCCAAGAACGCAAAACCTGCAGCTTCAGAGCCGAAATTGATTCGTGGTCAGGCGCCAGCAGAAACCCAGCGCAGGTTCAACAGCAAGTCAGAGGTGCTGGAAGCCATGAACAAGCGGAACAGCAAAGGTCAACGCTTGTATGACGTGGACACCGAATATCAGCGCAAGTTTGCTGAGCTGATGAACAATTCAGACGTGTTTGGTTAAATTGATCGCAGGTGTTCTGCACATCTGCAACTGATCGGCCCCTGCGGGGATAACCGAGAGGATTGAGAAAGCTGCGTTGCCTAACCGCAAACTTCAATCAATTCTTCCGTCATGGCTGACGCTGATCTCAAACGAGTAGGTCAAATTGAGGGCACCGGTGGCTCATGGGCCGCTGGTGCTACTCAACAGGATGGCTTCAAAGCCCTGTTCCTCAAGCTGGGTTCTGCAGAGGTGCTGAGCGCCTTTGAGGAATACTGCTGCATGAAGGGCAAGGTGAAGGAAAGGAACATCCGTGGAGGCAAATCCATGGCGTTCCCCATCACCGGTAAGCAAGAGGCTGAATTGCGGCCCGCATTCGCGTAAGCGAACTGCGATAACAGGGTGAATTGTCTGGGACCCCTCCATCATTGGGGAATCAGCAGCCAAGCCAGACCACAATCTGGAAGGTTCAACGACTAGATCCCGAGAGGAAACTCAGTAACGGATCCACGAGTGCCCTGCACCCAACCAGTTATTAACTAGGGGGTGAAGATATAGTCTGACCTTGCGGGATGGTAAACCGTAAGAACCGAAGGATAAAGAGCCTTCGGGATAACATTTGGCATACCACCAGCCGGGCACTGAACTGACAGGAGGAACCAACGATCCTTCTGCGCTAAATGAGCGTGTTCTCAATCTTGATTCTTTGATGGTGGCAGATGCCGCGATCGCGGAAGTTGATGAGCTGATGGCTTATTGGCCAGCACGCCAGGAGATAACACGCGAATTGGGGCGGGCTCTTGCCTACGAATACGACCGCAGAGCTTTGCGCATTGTTTATGCCGCTTCAGTAAACACAACTGAACCGCTGAACAAGGACATCAACACTGGCCGCATCGGTACTTCTGTCACCCTTGGTGACGACTACACCGGCGCCGATGCAACTCGTCAAGAAAAGGGCGATGCGCTTGTGAACGCTATCTTCGATTGTCGTGTGGAGATGGAAAAGAAGGACGTTCCTGTTGACTCAGGAATGTATGCCGTATTTGGGCCTGAGGATTACTACGCCATCACCCAATCTTCCAGAGCTATCAATGCTGATTTCGCTGGTGGATATGGCGCCAACGGCACGATTGCAGATGGCAAGACCCTGCAAATTGCAGGTATTCCCATCCTGCGTTCAAACCACGTCACTCAAGATGACTACTCGCTAGTCGCCGGTGACAACAATTCCGAATACGCACAAGACCTGAGCAAGTGCAAAGGACTTGTGTTCCACGGTGATTGCATGGGTGTCCTGTCACTGCTCTCCCCTGCACTGCAGGTGACCAGCGGCGACTGGAATGTTTCTCACCAGTCCACATTGCTTGTGGCTCGTCAGAGCATCGGCATGGGAGTTCTCCGTGCTGAGTGTGCTGCCAACATCAGCATCACCTGAACTACTCTCCAATTGGAGAAAGTGGATCTGCGGGTCAGCTACGGCTGGCCCCTTTTTTTGGCTCCCCTAACATGAGCACAGCACCTGTGCACATTAGAAATGGGTTCGTCCATGCAGTCAGCCACTCCGGGGCGCACGACGCTGCTGGATGCAACAAACGTCCTGTTGCGCAATATCGGTGAGATGCCGGTCAATTCGCTCGAAGACGAGCAGGTCCAAGACGCACGAATTGCTGAACAGACCCTGCTTGAGTTTCACAAGGAAGGACAGACCCGTGGATGGTCGTGGAACCGTGAGGCCAAATACCCATTTGATCGTGATGCGACCACTGGAGAGGTTGATGTTCCAGCGTCAACGATGACCTGGCTGGTGGATCCGTATCACGACAATGGTCGTTACGTGCTGAGGGGCACCAGGGTCTACGACAAGAAAAACCGCACGTTCAAGATTGACGCCAACGATGCACCGATTGAGGCAGATGTGATCTGGCTGCTGTCGTGGGATGAATGCCCAGAGGCTTACAACCGATGGACAACGATCAGATCAGCGCGGGTGTTTTCGACCCGGATGCTGGGATCAGATTCCGTCACCAACTACACGGCAGTTGATGAGCAAGCGGCATTGACCGAGTTGATGCGATTGGAGATGGAACAGTCGCAGCCAAACTCGCTGACAGGCGGCCCATTCTCTGGCCCGATGCCGACTTACAGCGCTGAGCAGGGCCTGCGTCGTTCAATGTTTGGAGGCAGCTACGTTGGCTAATCTTGTCAGCTACACAATCCCCTCACTCATCCAGGGTGTAAGCAATCAACCTGACGCACAAAGGGATCCCAGCCAGGCATCAATACAAATCAATGGTGTCAGTTCGATTGCTGAAGGGCTGAGAAAAAGAGACCAGACAAATGTGCTTGCCAGGGTCAGCACGACTCCCTTTGGCGATGCTTTTGTCCATTCCATCTTGAGAGACACGACAGAGGAATACCTGTCGGTGATCACGAATAGTGGCATTCAGGTTTTTGATTTAGATGGGACAGAGATAACAGTTGAGGAAGATGGCAGTTCCTTCAATTATTTGAGTTCGGTCACTGACGCACGCAGGCAATTGCGGGCGGTGACAATTGCAGATTTCACGTTTATCTGCAATCTCAATACCAGCACGGCAATGCAGACGGACACTGCTCCTGCTAATGCCAGGCCAGAACCGCATGAATGCTTGATCTGGATTCGCGCCGCGAACTACGGCCAGACATACACCGTCAACGTCAATGGCAATCAAGTTCAGGTGACAACGCCTGTTGCGCCTGTCGTCACCAGTGGAAGCACGGTGACAGAAAACAGGATTAGCTCTGAGGATATTGCAGATGCAATTATCACAGGACTAGGCACTGCTGGCCTGACTGGTTACGACTTAGATCAGCAGGGTTCAGTGATCTGGATTCGTGGCGCAAACCCGATAACGGTTGAGGTTTCTGACGCTCGATCTAACGCAGACATCACTGCAATTTTGAATTCAGTACAGACATTTACTGAACTGCCGACGATTGCGCCAATTGGCTATCAGGTCACGATTGAAGGTGATCCTGGCAATCAATTCGACACGTATTACGTTGAATTCCAGCCGCGTGGTTCGGATGTCAAAAATCCATCAACTCCGCCTGAATTCGGTGAAGGTTCATGGCTAGAAACTGTTAGCCCTGGCGTTGAGTATCTGATTGATCCAGATACCATGCCGCACCTGCTTATTCGTAAAAGCGATGGTGAGTTTTGGTTTGGCCCCGCCAACGGTCAAGTCGTAGCCAACATTCCCAACGACGTGCCGTCCTGGGGCGAACGCACCTGCGGTGACTTTGATACAGCACCGGACCCCAGCTTCATTGGGAATCCAATCAACGACGTATTTATTTATAAAAATCGGCTGGGATTCTTGGCCGACGAGAACATCATCCTTAGCCAGAACCGAGAATTTTTCAAATTCTTCCCTGACACGACCACGACGGTCT